TTTCGGTATCGCTTGACTGATGAGTATATTTACAACAGACCGGCATCCGGTATTTGAAAAAACGGATGACGATGTGCTCACCTACACTCATAGGGCTGAGAGGTTTCTTGATGGAGATACTATCTCAACGAGCACCTGGGAGACTGATCTAACCGTGGATTCAAGTGCCATCTCTGTTGATACGAAGAGCGCAACGGCCACCATTTCGGGCGGTACAGCGGGCGGTAAGTACAAGGTCACCAATAAGATAGTAACCGCAGCAGGTAGTACAAAAGAAGCATGGTTCTACCTAAAGATAACTGACGGAGACTCAACCGGAGATTACTGATGAAGAAGAAGACAAAACCTGTCCCACCAAAAAAGTGCTGACATGTCTAACAGTAGCGCAACAGGCAAGAAGTCACGGCGCGGTGCGGAGTTAGCGCAAAGGTCAAGAGCGGCTATCCTAAACGCGCTCGATGTCGTCGAGCAAAGAGGCAAGAAGATAAGCGAGATACTCGCCAATGAGTTCGAGCAGAATCCATTGAAATTCATGGAGTTGGCTTCTAAGTTTACGCCGAAAGATATTAATGCCGAGGTTAATCATATTATTGAGGCAAATGAGTTAAGTGATGCAGAACTCACACATATCGCCACAGGAAGCAGCAACGGAGCTTCTGAAGCGCAGAGCGGCTCGCAAAAGCCTCATTAATTTCACTGAATACACAAATCCAGACTACCAACCGGCAGGTCACCATCATCTGATTGCCGAGAAACTCGAAGCGGTTGAACGGGGAGAGATTGACCGGTTGATGATATTCATGCCGCCCAGGCACGGTAAGTCAGAATTAGCCTCAAGGCGTTTCCCGAGTTGGTATCTTGGGAGGAATCCTAAGAGGCAGATTATCGCTGCGTCCTATAACTCAGACCTAGCCTCTGACTTTGGTCGGGAGGTAAGGGATATAGTTAAAAGCCCTGAGTATCACCGTTTGTTCGATGTCTCCCTAGCGGAAGACTCACGGGCGGTAAATCGCTGGCACACTAACCAGAAGGGCGTTTACATCGCGGCGGGTGTTGGCACGGCTATCACGGGTCGAGGTGCGAATTGTATTGTAGAAGGATCAAAAGTATTAACCGATAAAGGTTTGGTTAGTATTGAGCATATCGACATTAGCGCAGCGCCCTGTTTTGTGCTAAGTTATGAGAATGGAAAATCCGTCTATCGAAGAGTTCTTGCTCATGTATCAAGAGAGGCCGAGAGCTATCTCAGGATACACACTCGATCTGGAAGAGTGGTTGAGGTTACGGGAGATCATAGAATCTACACCGAAGGCGGCTACAAACCAGCGAGTGATATTGCCGAAGGTGAGAACCTCTTGTCATTGGTGCAAGAAAGAGGTTGTTCTAACCGCTTTCGATTACAAGAAAAAACTCAAGCGCTCTGGAAAGGTTTATTGCAGCCTTTCTTGTTCAACCTACAGCAAAAATCAACAGGAAGGAGTACCGCCGAAAACTTGCAAGCAGTGCGGTCAACAAATGGTTGGCATGCGGACAAAGAGGTTCTGTTCAGACCGCTGCAAAAAGAAGCACCGATCAAAGAGGGAGGTCTTCAGGTTATCGGATATTCAGTGCGGCTTTTGCAATATTACTTTCAAACCGCATTCACACAAAACAAAGTATTGTTCGGTGTTATGCAAAGACAAGGCTCATGCCTTGCAGATGTCAGGGAAAAGGAATCCTGGGTGGAGACATGGTTGCGACCCATTAAGAAAGCAACCACATTCGGCCCGGGCTTATCGAATTACAAGGCCGCAGATAATAGAGCGCGATTCTGGGCGGTGTGTGGCTTGTGGGTCAATGAAATCACTACACGTTCATCACATAAATATGAACGCATCAGACAATCGCTGGATAAACTTGGTAACGCTCTGCGAGTCATGCCATACAGCGCTTCATGCCGCAGACAGAAGGATACCAAGATCGACCCTGTTTCCTTGGTTGAGCGCGTACACAAGTCAGTCAAGGTCTACGACATCCAAGTGGAAGGAACCGAGTGTTTTTTCGCAGATGGAATCCTAGTCCACAATTGCGCGTTAATCGACGATCCGTTTAAAGACAGACAAGAGGCTGATTCCGAGGTAACAAGGGAGTCAGTCTGGAAGTGGTACACCAGTACGCTTAGGACGCGCCTGATGCCCAACGGGGCGTTGATATTAATTCAGACCCGTTGGCATGAGGATGATCTTGCGGGTCGTCTGCTGCGAGCACAGGGCGACAGGTGGCACGTTCTCGAATTACCGGCTATCGCCAACGAGGATACAGATAAAGAAGAAGCCTTGTGGCCCGAGTGGTACGACTTGGACACGTTGAAGGAGATCCGGACGGATGTCGGTCAGAGGGATTGGAATGCACTGTTCCAGCAGAGGCCGACAACGGACGAGGGGACATACTTCAAGCGGGATTGGTTCAAGCGTTATCACATAGGCGAAGAGCCAGAGACAAACAATTATCAGGCGTCTGACTATGCGGTCACGGACTCCGGTGGCGACTTCACTGAGTTTGGCGTCTGGGGTGTTGATAAGGACAACGACCTGTGGGCTAAAGATTGGTGGTACGGACAGAAGGATGCGAGTGTCTGGATAGACGCGCAGCTTGACCAGATAAAACAGTTCAGGACGAAGGCGTCATTCGGTGAGACAGGTGTTATCAGGAAGGCGATTGAGCCATTCCTGAAGAAGAGAGCCACCCAGGAGCGGGTGTTTACCCGTTTTGAGTGGATTACCCGTACACGGGACAAGGCGTCGATGGCGAGAGCCTTTCAGGGTATGGCCTCGATGGGCAAGGTTCACATCCCATTAACGGACTGGGGTGACAGGTTGATTAATCAGTTAGTGGCATTTCCTGCCGGTGAGCACGATGATGCGGTTGATGTTTGCGCTTTGATTGCGCTGGCATTGAGTGACGCGCATCCAGCAATAGAGAGAACAATAGATGAACACAAGCCAGTTGACCGTTGGGATAAAGCCTTTAAATCGGGTGTAGAATCGTGGAAGACAATTTAGACACATTGACCAAACTTGTTTCGTATTTTGAAGAATACGAAGACAACACAAAAGATTCCCGTGATGCGTCCGAAAAAAATCGGGATTATTACGACGGAAAGCAGTGGACATCCGAGGAAATCGCTTTACTGAAAGAGCGTAAGCAGCCGATTGTCACGTTTAACCTTGTTAAGCGCACGGTAGACGCCCTGCTAGGCGTTGAAAAACAAAACCGGACTGACCCCAAGGCTTTGCCGAGAACTCCCCAGCATGAGAAGGACGCAGACTCCTGTACGGATGCTTTACGGTATGTTTTGGATAATAACGACTTCGACCAGATTGCCAGTGACTGTTTTGAGCAGTTGTTGATCGAGGGTGTTGAGGCGGTTGATGTTCAGGTTATCCCAAAGGGCAAGCAGTATGAGGTCCAGATTCACGGGGTGAGCTGGGACAGGATATTCTGGGATGTTCACTCCAGAAAGCGTGATTTCTCAGACGCTAAGTATTTGGGTGTTGTTATTTGGATGGACTACGACGATGCCCGTGCTAGGGCTGAGGCTGAGGGCTGGGATGCTGATGTTTTGGAGCAGTGCATTTCGACCGCAAACGAGGAGGTCAATACCTTCGAGGACAAACCATCGCACAAGTGGAATGACTCAAACCGGAAGCGGATCAAGGTCTGCTATATCCAGTACAAGGAAACCAAATGGAATTATGCGTACTTCACTCAGGGTGGGATATTGAAGAGCGCGGAGATGCCGTTTCTTGATGAGGATGATTTGCCGGAGTCTTCATTTGTTTTCCAGAGCGCGTTTGTTGACCGAGACGGTCACCGTTACGGTTATGCTCAGACGCTGATCAGCCCCCAGGACGAGGTTAACAAGCGCAGGTCGAAGGCGCTGCACCTGATCTCTCAACGGCAGACTTTTGGCAACAAGACATCAGGGATTGAGGCGGCACAGGTTAAGCGTGAGCTTGCCAAGCCTGACGGTCATGTTGAGTTAGAGCATGGCGAGTTCGGACGTGATTTTGGCGTTATCCCGACGAGTGATATGACTAACGGAAACTTCCAGTTGCTACAGGAGGCGAAGGAGGTTTTTAACGTGGTCGGCGCGAACACCTCGGTCACGGGTAAGGAGGACCGAGTTATGTCTGGTCGGGCTGAGATAGTCCGTCAGCAAGCCGGACTCAGAGAGCTCGCGCCTGTGATGGACGCTCACTCCCACTGGAAGAAACGAATTTACCGAAAGGTCTGGAATCGCATTCGTCAGTATTGGGATCAGGAACGATGGATTCGCGTGACTGACGACGAGTCGAATATGCGCTGGGTTCCGTTGAATCAGAAAGTCACGCTGGGTCAACAGTTAATGCAGCAGTATAAGGATGACCCGCAAACCATGCAGATGATTCAGCAGCGTTTTGGTAATGATCCGAGGCTCCAGCAGGTTGTTGGTGTTAATAATCAACTGGCCGAGATTGATGTTGATATTCTGATCGAAGAGTCGCCGGACGTTGCGACTATCCAAGAAGAGCAGTTTGAATTGATGGCGAAGATGTACCAGGCCAACCCGAATGCGATACCGTTTGATTCCGTGATTGAGTTGTCTTCTATCCGAAACAAGGATCAGATTCTTGAGCGTATTCGCGGCACGGACGAGCAGAGGCAGCAGCAACAGCAGGCTCAGGAGCAGGAACGCCAGATGGCAATGCAAGAGCGTCAGATGATGATGAAGGCTAGGGCGATTGAGTTGGAGAACAAGCAGGCTGACACGCAGGGCAAGAAGGCCAAGGCGATGAAGGACATGATGGACGCTCAGAGTCAGCAGATTGAAAACCAGACTGTCGCGAGGATGATCAATGGCTAATTTGGACGCTGTATTGCAGATGCTTGGATCGAAGGAAGCGGTGAAGGAGTCAACCATTATTCACCGCTTTGACGAGAATGAACTGTCGTCGGTCAAGCAGTCGATGATGGTGATGACCAAGAACCTACAGACCACGATTGACTCGCTTGTCCGCTTCAAGAAGGACATGGACGAGAAGATTGAGGAAGTAATATCCAAGGTCGATGAGATCGAGAAAAACGCTCAGGGGCTAAATGAGGGCCATACAGACGATGTCCTGAAGGCTATCAAGGGCATTAAGATGCCGACCATCCCAAAACAGGAGAAAGTAGACCTGTCTGGCGTGGTTGATGCGATTCATACTGCGGAAATGCAGACCCTGTTGGCTTTGAAGAATGTGCCGAAGGACAAGGTGGATCTGAGCGGGATTGAGAGGCGTTTGGCTGCGGTTGAGAAGAGCCTCGATAAGCCGAAGGAGTGGGTG